TGCATTGTTTAATACAAAGAATTTTACACAAAACGTTTTTTAAAAATGATCTAATTTTTTCTATCATAATTACTACCTGTCTAATGTGCCTTTTCTTTTTCTTAACTTCATGGTGTTTTTTTTCATGTCTTTTTTCATCATTTTTTTAGCGACTGCTTTAGCTGCACCTGCAACACCACCAACTGGTGTCATTTTTGCAACTTTGCCTGCAGCTTTCATGACTTTTTTCTTCGTGCTACCGTTCGCTAGCATATCTCTTTTTTTCATCATCATGCCGCCGCCCATTTCATTCATAGCGCCGCGTCTATTTGTTGTTTGTGTGTTGTATCTTGGATTTGCCATTATTTTCCTCCTCTAAATATTTGTGTACCCTTTATACCAAAAATGCTCGCCACGACAAGAATCCACAAATTCGTGAACCATTTCGGAAGATTAGAAAAATATTCAAAGAATAATTCTATCTTTTGCATTGCAGCCGGGTCATCGCTGATTACTGCCCAAGCAAGTACTATAATCGGGATTGACAATAGGATCAAGACAAATTCGTCTTTCCAATCATTTTGTCTAGCTTCTAATAATTTACCCTGGTAAGCCTCCTCACCGCGGGCCATACGCTCTGCATGCATTAATCTTGCATTAGACATCGCCTCTTTAGTTCTTTGTCTGTTAGCATAAAGCTTACCACCCGTAGAAATTGCTAGTTTTATTGCTGATAACCACATTATTTTTTACCTTTTTGTTTTACGCCTGCTCTATTTAGAGCAATAGCTATTGCTTGTTTACGATTTTTAACCTTTTTATCTGATTTTCCAATAGTTAATTTCTTTTTTTTAAACTCTCGCATAACTTTTGCGATTTTTTTGTCTTGTTTTTTAGTCTGTTTCATTTTTTCCTCTAATAATTGCTACGTTTCCCATCATATCTTTACCGCTTGGTAAAGTTTTTGACAAAATTGTCTTTTCAATCGATGTATTAGCTCTTAATTTTGCTAAATCTTCGTTTTGTTCTAGTTTTTCGTCTTGATTTTCTTGATTCATCATTGCTCTCATCTTATCAAGGTTTAATCTCTCTTCACCTTCCATGCGTTTTCTCTCATTTTCTTGTGCACGCAAGTCTAATTCTCTAGATCTTAGTTTTGCAACAGGGTCATTATCAAATTGTGAGGTAATTTTCTTCTCCTCGTTTCTAAATTCTTCTGTCATCTCTGCAATCAACACTGCTTTTCTAGATTCTATTTTTTCTGACAGCATTCTTGCTTGCATTTGCATTTCAGGGTTTGCCATCGCTTGTTGATTTTGTGACATCATCGCAAGTTGTTGGATTTCATTTTTAAATTCTATCTCAACTTGCTCTTGTGCCATTAAAGAAATACGTTCTAAAATATTTTTTTGTAAAGCTGCCATAATTAGTGGCGCGTTTCTTGCCATGTTAGTTGCCATATAATTTAAATGTGAAGTGATATGGGCTCTATGATCTTGGCCCGGAAACGCTTGAAAAGGTTTTCCTGCCATTGCATCAATTTGCTCTAACGCTGGATCTTTTGGTGCGGGTGGTGCTTCTCTTTTTAAAATTAAATCTACATTTTTAACACCTAAAGCTTCATACATATTTCTGTAGACTTCATACAAGTTATGTATTCCAGGGTTTGAGGTTGCGAGTTGCAGCTCCGATTGCGCAAGGGAGATACGCTGTGTTTGTGAAAAAATATTTGGATCTGCAACTGGCAAGACATCAACTCTATCATCAAAATCATTTTGTTTGATGAAGCGTTGTCCACCTACCACGTCATAGGGGTATTCCGGTGGTAGATAAAGTTTAAAAACTCTAGCTAATAAATTAAATTCAACTTTTAACGAAGAGTACAATCTTTTGTGAATAGCTGACATCACACGACTGCCTCGTTCTAGGAGCGCAACGGTCGTACCCACAGCTGCTCCTTGATTCCCATCGCCCACTTGCAAGTCCGCTATAGAAGCAAAGCGTTGACCTGCCTGAACTACGACCCCCATTAACTGTAATAAAGTTGCAGATGGTTCTTTGAAAGGTAACATCATAAATGAATCTCTAATGTTTCCACCTGGTGCATCTACATCTCTAAATTCTCCTGGTTGTATCGCTTGTGCATCGTCACGTATTCTGATGCCTCGTTGTTTAAAACCTGCTGGTAAATTTGATAAAGTTCCAGCATCTAATAGTTGTCGTAAAGCAGCGGTTGCTGTTCTTGATAGTCCGCCGATCATATGTATCAAACCAAAACCATAAAAACCAAGTCCTGGTAAAAATTTAAAATGTACAAAATATTGAATGGGTTTTCTTTTCACATCACCAATTTCATAATTTCTTCTAATTGATAAAATCTGTCCTGATGCTTCTTCAATGGTAATAATGTATGGAAGTTTAATACCTGTTGGTTCTTGATCTTGGTCCACGTCTTCAAAACCTTCAAGATCAATTTCAGTATGAAACTCTAGTAACGTAAATACACCACCATCTTTTGTTTTTCTTTCACCTGCAAGTTCTCTTTCTTTTTTCTCTGCTTCTGTTTCATTGACAGGTCCTGGAGTTAAATCCATGTCTTTGTAAAAACCACCAACTTGTTGTTTTCGTAAATCATTTTCTGACATACGCACGACATGAATAATAGACTCTGCATCAGTTAAAGAAGTTGCAGAATAAGGAACCACTAAATCATCCGCAGGTACAAATTTAGAAACAGCTTTACCCTCTACTTCATCATAGTAAATTTTTTTAAATGCAGATCCTGCAAGCGGTAAATAAAATAATAACTGATCAAAGTCAGGTTCATAGTCAGTCATGTTATTCATAATTTCATAATTCATGTAATCTTTTACACGTTGAGACTGTTGTTGTTTTTGTGGTGTGCTGATCCCAAGAACTTGTGTTCTTACTGGGCCTTCAGCTGGTAATAATTCCTTGTACGCCAAAGCTTGGAACTGGGTCACTGCTTCTGCTAAAACAGGGTGGGTTGCACCTGACGCACCTCTGAAAGGTTCTGTACGGTTGTCATATTTAAATCCTAATAAGTCTAAACCATCGGTGTAAGATTTTTCCCATTCTTTTCTAGACATCTTATAGTCACGATAGTTACCCATTAGGTTCGAAGCTAAACTTCCTAAAACTTCATCAGGTAAAAGTTCTGCAAGGTTTGCAAAATGTTCTGATGATTGTGGTTGGGATGCAAGTCCCGGATCAAAATTTATATCAACACTACCGTCTTCGTTTTCTTGAACATCAACGGGTGCACCTTGTTTTTCTGCAATCTCTTGGTCTGTATCAATTGCTTGTTCGATTTCCTGTTGGTCAATGCTAACTTCTTGTTTAACGTTTGGTAATGACTTGTCTATTTCTCCCATATAATCTCTCCAATCTTTTGGTTGTATAAGGTTTTTTTGTAAACTTCAACCCTTGTGAGGCTGGACCCTTTTCTGGTGGAGGTCCTGATTTTTTACCTTTAGCGTACATTAAGATCATCCTCAATGTCTGATGGTAAATTTCTTAGTCCGGTTTTTGGATCTTGTTTTGGTATATTAAAAATATCGCTCTCACTAACATCTTGTATTTTTCTTGTTTTTGCAACCTCAGCCTCTCTATCTGCTCTGTCTTGAATAGCTTGTTCTAATGGTGCTTCATCAACATTTAAATCTTCAAACATAGAAGACTCTATTCCACCAACACCTTCAGACCTTGCAGCACGTTGTTCTTGTATTTTACTAAATACATCAGGTCCCACTGTTTGGCGTAATCTTTCCGCACGAAGCGATTGACCCGCAAGACCGAGGGTTGGAATATCTAATAATATTTCACTCATAGGTCTGCCTCCTACAAAATCAAAAGGTGCGATTGCAGCACCAAAACCTGTTTCATATGCAATGGGTCTAAGAAGTCTTAGGCTATCTAAACCTTCTGCGACAACAGAGGATGTTTTAACAGAGCCACCTTCATCAAAATCTTTTCTAAATCCTACAAACCCTTGATCTTTTTTAACACCAAACTCTAACTCCCCACCACCAACATTAAATTTTCCTGTGAGTGAAGGGTCTTGATCTTCAGCAGTTCCAAGTGGATTAAGACTAACACCAGGAGCTATTCCAATATCAACTGGATCTCCACCACCTGCTCTTCTAATAACTTCCTTAACAGCTTCTTTAGGACTACTAGTTTCAAATGTAGGACCAGAGTCTTCACGGGTAAAGTATTTCATTGCTTGATTAAATTTATTTACTTCCACGGGCTATTCCCCCAACATGTAGGCAAGGCCACCTTTTGCAAATACTTCTGGGTCCTCTGGATCTGGTTTCTTTGGAGTTAACATTCCTGTCTCAGGATCCACTTCAGCATCTTTTAATATTTTTTGCATCTCTTCTGGACTATAAAGTTCTTTAGGTCTTCCTGT